GTATGCCCCACGTTGAAATGGAAAGAAGATCGTTTTACCTGCCGCAACAGGCTTTGCATCCGTAGAGGTCTCAAAATTGGTTGCAACGTCAACTGTTACTGAGGTAGGGGTAAGGAACTGGTCAGAAGTTAGTTTGAACTGCTGGAGATCTGAGAACAATATGAGGCTTTCCTGAAAGGGGATAGCAGATTTAAGTATGGCAACTTGGTTATTACTAACTGCCACATCAATAACTGCTGTATCTAAAACAGACAGTACTGTGGTGTGAAAGAAGTTAAAGTATGATCCAACCTCAGACAGTATTACGTTCTCATCGGATACAAAACCTAGTCGGTTTCTGTGGAAGAATATATCATTAATTGTGTATAAAGCGGTACCTGTGTAGTTTGCAAATGAGGGAAATGGATTTGAACTGGTGTCACCTTTCTCTCGTACTCCCCAATCCACAGTTTCAAGTACAAAGTATATTGAGTCAGCTACATTATTTACTGTACCAAAGTTCTTATAAAGTTGAACTGGCATAGTGGTATTCTTTATAGTTGTTCTCGCATTCACTTTTAGTGTGGCATGAGAGTAATCAGCAGTACCGCCCGGATACACAGGTTGAGCAGCCTCTTTCCATACACCATCCATCCACTTCACAAAGTAGTCATCTTGTCCACTAGATCGGTCACCAGAAACCTTTGCAACAAATCCAGAGGGAACCTTAGATCCCGGTAAGTAACCAAACTGTGCCACCTCATCATGTCCATTAAGTGCTCTCATGTATGAGTCACCTTTACCATCTGTTACTTCTACTGTAAATGGATACTGACTATTTTTAATGTGGATGATACTTTCGTCACCTACTAAATCACCATTAGATGCATTCTTAACTGTGAAGTACTGTCCATTCCCACTACTAGCAGAGGAAAAACCTTGTAGTCCTGTTGCACCTCCTCCTGTACCTGCTGTACCAGTATATGATCCTTTACCTACTACACCCATGTCACCACTATACACAGCATCATTTGAATATGCACTAGTACTTCCATCTTGGTTATAAACAGTCTGTGCTCCATCAACATTTACTGTAGCTGGATTATCTCCAGTTGGTACAGGTAAGTCCACCTTTACCACCTTATGTCTAGTACCTCCCCAAAACAAGTTGTATGCAATATTTGATACAACAACTGCTTGTGAGTTATTTATGGACTCATTGTTACCAGAGGTTCCACCTCCAGCCTGAGACTTAACTTTGTTATCAGGAGTTCTGAATTGAAACTCAGTTGTATTTCTTGGAGCAGATTCATTATCCATAGTCCCAAGTGGGCCTTCATCTGCATCAGTATAAACATTAAACTCTTTAATGGTTATCTTGTAGTCTGCACCATAGTCTCCCACTTTAAAATAAACAAGTGATTCATAATGTCTATTTGCTGTAGTAGCAGTATCCTGTTCAATTACCTTAGTTTTATTAAGTAAGAATGTGAAGTCGGCAATAGTTGTGGCAGATAACTTATTCGGTTTGAATACCTCATTAGAACCAAAGTTACTCAAGTACGTTTGTACATTGGTAAATGAGGACATAGCATCAGATGCAGTTATGTTACTAGCTGAAGTTGCGTTCTTGATAAATACCTCTTCACCAGCCGTACCTGTTGCATAACCTGTTAAGTCAATTAACTTCATTTCAGTAGCAACAGTAGAGGATGCCCCATTTACACCACTAGTTGAACCACCTTTAACAATCATGGCATAGGCTTCATCCTCAGATCTTCTGATGGTGTGAATAAATACATCATCACTATTATCAGATGTTACACCTGTTATCTCAGAAATATGCTCAGTACAAGGTCTCTTCTCTAGTCCTCTTGCAATATGGGATAGTCCGTTTATCTGTGTTTCACCTTGTGTTGGTAACCTGAGTGTTGCTGGTTGCTGTGAAACCCCATTAATTAGACTTGGGATTGTTCCTGATATTAGTGGCATTGTTCCTTATGATAAAAGGGCTGTTCCTGCATCTCTCTCTACTACTCTGTAGACATCGTAAGCATCAAATATGGTATAGTCTCCTACATTAGACTCATATTCTAATAGTTCAGACCATGCTTGTCCTTCGTCCTCTTGGAAGAACCTGTGTAACTCACCTGACCCCACAACCCTGTCGTGAAATACACGAGCAGACCTGATTGCTATGAACCTTCGTGCGGCCTCTGGTAAGTCTTCAAAGTTAAAGTATGTTACAGTATTTACTGTTACATTATCTGCGAATACATGAGTATTATTTTGTCTATCGTATAACTTGTTTGCTCGTTCAATAATGTCCTTTTGACTACTACGTACAGTAGAAATAGAGTCTATCCGTAATATATTTCCACCTAGTTCTATCTCTCCAGTACCAGTTTTAGGTCTCATTATTACATCAAAGTCTGTATTAAAAGTCCAACCCTTAGATTGAACTGCTCTTGATGTATTATTTAGAATATCTTTTGCAATAGCAGCATCAGAACGACCAGCTAGATTAATCAGATCATTAACCTTATACTCCCCAATAGTCATCAGCATCAGATTTACTGCATCCAACTCAGACATTCTTTTTAAGTCTGCCATTTTATTTCCTTGTAAAAAAAAGGGAGTACCTTATAACAAAGTACTCCCTAAGAGTTATCAGCTATTAACTGAATTGATGTATTGACACAGCACACGCAGGTCGCAATACATTGTGACCCATTGCATACTTAGATACAACTAGCGTACCTTGTCGGTTGATTTGATACTCAGATTCAACTGAGAGATCCATCAACTTACAGGTAGCAACTGCATCCTTAGTCATTACGAGTGCACGAACTTCCATTGCAACAGTAGAAATGTGCTGTGAGGCACCTGATGCAAATGTGTTCGCTCCTGCTGGAACAGCATACTGACTTTCACGACCAGAACCAACACTCTTTGTTAGCGGTACTGGTGCTACTTTTGCTCCATCCTTGTGACCAGATGGGCGAGCAGCAACTAGTGCAGAGTTTGTGGATGCTTGTGTCCATAGGTTAGATACCCATGTAGACCCAGAACTGAAGTAACCAAGATGATTAGTTACGTAGATCGGCATACCAAGAATTTGTGGTACTTGACCACCAGCTATGGAACCACCACCTCCAACATCTCTGTTGAAGATTGCGAAGTCAACCATATCAGTTGCACTTGAGACTTTGAATAAGTCATAGTACATATCTGTTGGCATAACAACAACTGGATCACCCGGAACATTGTAGTTATCAAAGATGCGTCTTGCATCCATGATAGCTTGTACGATGTCCTTTGCGAGTCTAATGTCGCCAGCAGCATCTCCACACACAACATTCGGTGTAAAGTCCTCATCATCAAATGCTGAGTGTTCTTGAATCATACCTGCTGTTCCAGCAATAGCTGCGTTTTCACACAACGATGCTTTAATTGCAAGTCTCAAGATGTTTTCATCAGCAACTTTAGATAAGCCAAAACCTGCTTCCTGAGTGTAGACGCTTCGGATGTCGTAGTGACGCATCGCATCATCAATACTTGGTATAAACTGAGCATTGATTAAGAGATCATCAACTGAAACAATACGTTCACCCTGCTTGGAAGCCGTTGGTACTATCTCGTTACCCGGTGTGTGATAAGCCGCATCACGATACTTACCTGTCATCGGGAACTGTGCTGACTTACCTTTAGAGATCGTGCGGACACGATGTAAAGGCATCATTATGTTCTTGGATGCAAATGCCGTCAACACTTCGCCAGCATATAGTTTTAGGAATAGTTCCCTAGAACCTACTGTACTATTGGTTGCGGCATTGACCATACCAGAACGATGTATCCCACCCTCAACATTAGATGCAATACTAGAATAATTTGTAGCCATTTTGTTTTTCCTTAGATTATTAGTTATTGATTAATAACTCGGAAATCTAGGTCTCACAAAGTTCAGTACAGAGTTGTCCCACGCATGAGGCTTAGTCTTACTTTTCGATTCGTCCTTGTTTCTTTGTTAGAGCACGTTGGAATTACCCAACCTTTGTGCAACCCTTGCTCTATAAGCTGGATCGCTTGCATACTTCGGATCGCTCATTGCCGAAGTAACTTGTGCTAGTGATTCGTAACGAGGAGCTACGTCCTCTCCAACCTCACCAGACAATAGTGCCGGAGGAATCCCCTCCGAATTTTGATAGCGGGCGTAAAGACCCGCAACTGCAAACTGAGTATTAGCATCTAAATTTTCTAGCTGCTTATTGAATGATTCAATTTCCCATGGTTGCAGATTGCCATTAGCCCATTCTAACATGTTATTGTAGTTTTGTTCTCCACCAACATTAGAATGTACTGTATCTATATTTTGATCTCTAAGTGCTTCTTGACCAGAGATCCAAGTACTAGCTACGTCCTCACTAATACCTGCTTCTGATAGTGCATCAAGAGCTTCCTTAGATAGTGTACCTGTGTTATTATATTCCTCTTGAAAGATGGAGAAGTCTAATCCTTTGTCGTCAAGTAGTTGGTGTACTTGAGATGGACTAGTCTCTTGTATTGCAGGTACCTCTTCATCTTGGAACCTTTGTTCTTCTACTTGTTGTTCTCTTTCTTCCGAACCAGAGTGAAACTGTTGTTCCAAACTTTTGTATGCTTGTGCTAACTCTTCAGCAGAGTTAAACTTCTCTGGAAGCCACTCAGGTCTACTCTCGTCCCTAGTGTAAAGCTCATCTTCGTTGTCAAATGTTTCAAGTGGTTGTTCTACTTTAGCTAACATTTCATGAACGTGTGCAGGTTCTCCTGCTGGATTAACACCTTCGCCTTGATAAGTTTGTAATTCGTCTACCATTATCTTTCCTTCTTAATGTGTGTTGTTATGCTTGACCAGCAATAGCTTGACGCATTTGATCTGCCATCTCAGGATTCTGAGACATAGCTTCACTCATGCCTTTAGCCATCTGCGGAGTTGCTCCTTTAACAACATCACCCATCATTTGAGCTTGTTGTTGTTCTTGCATTTCCGCTTTTTGTGCTTGCTGTGCTTCAGCTTGCTCTTGTTGAATCTGTTCATCTGTCTTAATTAAACCACCTGTGTCAATACCAAGAGATGCACCTAGTCTATCCATGTAGTCATCAATGTTTAGTTTCTGTGCAATTACTTCTGGCCCTAAAGGAGCTAGGTATTCTAGAAATTGTGATAGTTTATTAAGATCTTGACCCCGACCTAATGCTTCCATACCTGTGACAATCTTCGGTTTCACTTTGTCTTTTGGAAACTTAGGCATCTTCTTACTCTTAACCATTTTCTGAAGTAGAAGATTAATTAATGGTAACTGAAATTCTTGAGATAGTACAGAATAGACACCGCCTAGAGTACTCTCTAGTTCTTGTGCCATGAAGCGTACTTCTTCTGCTGTTACTCTCTCAGCATCTCGTTGAACAGAAGAGTTAAGTAGAAAAGCCGCAGCTAATCTTTCTTCTATTTTTCCTGCTGCTTCTTGTGCAACTCTGAAATCTCCAGATTTTTGCACTTGAAGAGTTGATACATCCTGTGCATCACCTTGTATTATTGCACCGCTTGGTGCTTCAGCTACAGACCTTATCCTAGTGGTTCCATTTGGTCTCACTAAGAAAAGAATTTTAGAGGCAGCCGCAGATCCCTCTACTATAGCCATAGTTAGAGCCTCAAGTGACTTAAGGTCACCTAAGTACTCCTCTACTAAACCTCTTCCATAAGACTCCCCATCCACTCTACTAAATCTTAGAGGTATAAAGGGGTTCTTATCTATTGGGTACTTCCCAAAAGAATCTGGAACAGTTGTGGTACCTAATTCTTGATGTACATGCCAGTACTTACCTTTGTTACATACATAAGTAAATAGCTCATAGGGCTTGTCAGGAGACTCAGGGGAAAGCTCCTGTGGTGAAGGAAGCCCTAGAGCTACTCTTGCTTTCTCTGGTATAGTTTTTGCATCTAGTGATTCTTTAGTTATGAGGTATATTAATTTACCCATTGGATCACGCTTACACACGTATCTATCTAGGTGGAACACTCTCATTCCTGTGTCATCCTCTGGTAAATAAATTAAACAGTTACCAGTTGTGATAAGGTGCTTCAAAGCCTCAAACACAGGTACTCTATATGCATGTGTTTCTATTTCGTTCATTGCAGAGCGTTCAATCTTAGCTAAACCTTCTTCAACTGCACCCCTTTGTTCTGCACCTGTTAATTCTTGTAGATCAAAGTCATCTATAGTAAGTCTAAAGAAAGGTGAGTTAGGTGGTAACAATGTGAGCAATAGTTTACTTGCTAAGTGATTTACTCCTCGTGCACCAATACCTTGAAAGGGTGTATTAAAAACTGTTGACCAGTTTGCACCTTGATCCTTTAATAAGGAAGGGATTGTTACTTTAGCACACTCTCTAGCTCTATTCAGGTATGACTCTCTCTCATTGAAGGCTTGCTCATACATACCTTTGAGCATCCCCTTCTCAGCATATGTGTCATCCTGTGTATCTTCTACCATTTTTACTGTGCTCCGACTTTTCTTAGTGCTCGTTTACCTTTAGCACCAGCTTTAGCTTTCTTACCTTTAGACGCTACTGCCTCTTTCATCTGTATTTTACCACCTTCCCCTACTTTTTCAGTTCCTCCGGGTGTGGCTTTTGCGGCTGCGGCTGCCTCCTTAGACTCATCTTTATCTGCTAATCCTAGTTTCTGCATCCACATTTTACCCATATCTGCGGCAGCATGGAGACCAGCCCTACCTGCTGATGCCTGTCTATGCAGTTCAGTTCTTGCATCAGTAGCTAACCCATGAACATTTTGTTTTGTTTTAGTTGCGGCAGTATGTGCCACTTCTTTAGCTTTAGTTGCGGCAGCGTGTGCGGCTTCTTTTGCTTTAGTTGCTGCTGCGGCTGCGTTTTCTTTTGCTGAGTCAGCGAGATCTCCTGCGGTTTCCTTTCCTTTATCTAGTAAATCTCCAGCAGTTCCTCCAATTTTTATCTTTGGCACAGATATTTTAACTTTAGGTAAAGTTGGTGTACCACCACCAAAGCACAGGTTCTTATTTAATGGATCAAAGGGAAACCTAATTTCCTCTGGTCGTAAATCATCTAGTATCTTAATGTATTCTTTCATAGCTACCTTTAATCCTTTTTAGCATATAAAGACGCTTTACCGCCAGTTTTCTTTACCTTATCTTTACCAAGATCGGCTTTCTTACCTGATCCCTTAGATGAAGCTGTTGTTTTGTTAGAATAGTTAGCACTTGCGGAACCAGTATCAGTATCTTTCTCTTTATCTGCTGGCATTAGTCCTATCGCTTGCATACCTTTATTAAACTCTCTACCAGCAGCACCTAGAGTATTATCTACTGAACCTTCTAAGTTCTTCTCTGCTGTTTTAGCAAGTTCGTTAGTCTGTCTCTCTGTGTGCTCTTGTAGCTTTCCTAGCTTAGCACTAAAATACTTATTACCACTATCAAAAGCATCGGCTGTTGATCCTCCCATTTTATTTCCTTATAAATAATGTCCAATCATCATTACCATCTCCTTTATAAAGCTCAAGACCTCCACCAACTCTCTTAGTTAAAGTCTTATAGTAAGATGACTTGGGATGACATGGTATAACGTAAGACTGATGATTCTCTTGGTTCATTAGTGTATCAAGAGATTGAAATATTGCAACCGAGTCTCTGTTGGTTACTTTAGTTGAATGCATCCACCAGTAAACTGTTGGTGAAAACGTGGAGAAGGAACCTACTATTTCTCCTTCTTTTATTACAACATGAGTGGGATAGAGTGGTTGTCTACCATCTGCTACTCCTGCACTCATTACTAAATCTAACAACTCTTGTGAATTGATAGGATAAATTTGTAAGTCTGTTATCATAGTGTGTGTTTTTGTTAAAGATTATGCGTTACCTGATTTACTCTGTGTGTACCCTGCTAGACCTCCTCCTTTGTACTTGGAATGTGATACACTTTTACCTTTAGATCCTTTGACTCTATACTTCCTATGTTTACCTGTTTTAGCCTCATTTTTAGGAGCCACCATTTCCATCTCTGCCTGTGCTATCTCCGGTCTGTCTACTTCAGCAGGTGGAGGAACTGGTGGTGGCATTTTAGGCATCGGAGGTGCTGTTCTCCCACCCATTATCATCCTCGTATAATTGTTTAAGTCTGTCTACAACAGCTTGTTGCCCTTGTAGAAAATAAAGTTCTTCTAGTGTGGTATCTTTAGGAGGTATTTTATTAGGAAACATCCTATCAAGATACGAAAGTAAATCTTTAGTAACTAAGTTATAGTCCATAAATGTCCACTTTTATATTAAAGTTCACAAGAACCAGAAACACAAGCTAACTCTTGTGAACCAGAGGTACTGTCAAGTGTCTCATATTTAAGAAGATTCTCCCAATCAATAGTGGGTAAGCTCTTGCTTAGTGAGTCAAACTCTTTCTTAGTACACTCTGTGTATGGTGCTTGCTTATATATGTAGTCAGAATAAGGTAAGAAAGATACTCCAGATATGTCATCAAAGTTATCAAAGACATAGGAACCAACAGTAAGCCATTCATCTTCCTTAACAGAAATAGTTTGGCTAACTTTGTGTTCAGCCCAAAACTTAGAATAAATACCATGAAGTTCTAGCTGACCGATAGCGGAGAGATCTTTTCTTGTTAGAGAATACTTAGGGGATCTCATGGGGAAAGAAAAGACCATGACATTACTGGGATTAGTTATGTCAGGTTCACTTGGGACTCCACTATCAATCAGTAGTGTGCACAGGGGATCTTTTACATCAGTTCTAACTGTCCTAATGTAGTAAGGGCTGTGTCGTGTGTGGATTCCTGAAGCAGAGTCAACAAGTTGACTAACTGTTCCAGAGGGTTTAACGCAAGTTATACTGGCAGACTTGTTTATTCCAAGGTCACCAGCATGTTCTTCGTTAGTCTTTATAGCTTTTTCTCTTAGCTTAGTAAGTAAGTCAGGTAAGTTCTCACCACTTGATCCATTGGTGAGAGGACAATCCATTATACCTGTGAGTGAGACACCAAGTAGTCTCTCCTCTTCACAGTTTGTTTTCCATTTGTTAGTTAAGTATCTGAAGTTTGTGAGGGTGGACTGCCATGTACCTAGTATTGTTGCAAGTTCCACCTTCTTTGATAGGGAGGTGGGTGTGTCATCACTCCTCACTACTGCTTCAGTCAGGTTACAGAACTCTCGTGGTCTCAGGATTATCTCTGAACATGGGTTAGTTCCAAAGTCATCCCTCTCTTCTCTTCTGTCTCCTTTAAGTGGGTTCTTTATGTCAACATTCAAATTATTAACATGCTTCTTTGCATTTGCACTACTGAATATACCACGTTCACCAGACTTGGAGTTGTACAGAGCTTGCCACTCCTTAAGAAAGGTACCCACATCTGGATTTCCATGATAGTTAGCAGAGTTGTTTGCTAGTGCACGTTGGGATTGTCTACCCCACCACTCTCCTGATTTACAGGTACGCATTTGTTCATCACCAACATCACTTAAGGATAACAAAGCACTCCTTCGTACACCTCCTACCACTACCACCTCTGCTGTCTTACATACTAAGTCGTGACATTGTAATGGTGTGAGTTTAGTTGATGTTGCATCCTTAAATGTCCTAACCGCAAATCTAAATAGATCCTCTAGTGGTTCAGGCCCACTTGCTCTACCTCCAAATGTTTTCAGAGGTGAACCAGCCTTCCTAACCGCACTCACATCCCACTTAGGTATTAGACCAGAGTATAAGAGTGAGATTAGTTCTCTAAATGCTTTAGCCCACCCTAACTTAGAGTCTCTAACAACTATAACTGTGTCAGTCTCATGTAATGTCTCTGGTACAAATGGAAGCAAGCTAGTGTACTTGTATTCAACTGAGAACCCTACACCTGTACCATTCATAAGAACATATAGTAATTCATCAAATGATCTTTGGGAATCAATAGGTAGGTAAGCACAGTTGTAACCTGCTACATTCTCTTTATCTAGTGCCTCTCCTGCGGTCATTAAGCACCTCATTGACGGCATAATTTGCAGGGAAAGTACTGCACTCTTTAGTACACCTTCTAATCTATTGTCTACTGTGTAACCACAGTTTTCTTTGAGGTGTCCTCTAAAGAACCTGAAGTATCTCTCTACTGTTTCTTCCCATGTCTCTCTTCTTTTCTTATCGTAGTCCCAACGTGAGTATCTAGAGAGGTGTATGTATTGTTGGTACTGTGTTGGTAATGTAGTACTCATGATTTTTCTACCTCTCGTTCAATAAGTTTCTCTAAGTATGTCCGTGCTTTCAATAGGTCATTTACTCCACCTTTATGTGGGTAACGAGTAACATATTTAATTATGTTTCCTTCTAGGAAGTCTAACTCGTTAGCAGTTATGTATTCAAGTGGTGTAATACCTAATCCTACATAATGTTTAGGTGATGTTACTTCCTCATTCTCATGCAACCAACGTATGTTATCTTGATCGTTACTAAATTTGTTTTGTAGGTCACTAAGAGTTACATAACTCTGAGTTTGTGCGTCCCATTGTTTAATACCTTTTATTATATGTGATTGGTCTGGACTAACATGTTTTATTATAGCATCCTCTAACCGCCTTCCTTTTCTTGCAGGATACTCAGGTAAATTACTTTCAGGGTTAGCTGTACTATGGTTAGGTACCTCAACATCTTCTGTCCCAACTCTTTGTTCTCTCTGCTTCTGAGATTCTTTTCTTTCTACTTCATCCATATCATAGTTACTCATTCTATTTCTCTACTGGTGGTTCCCAAAGTGTAGGATAATTGTCTATCCCATTAAACTGTTCCTTCTGTAGTATGTATGCCATACGTGTTTGAAGTATAGCGTACTCTTTATCAAACCCCTTCTCTTTGTATGTCTTTAGTACTGCATCCCATCGACTGTCCTCATTCTTATCAGCCTCCTCAAGTATTTTGTTAGCAGTTATAGCACCTACACCAAGACATCCGGGGTACCCATCTACTTGGTCACCTGATAGTGCTTGTCTATAGAAGTTCTTCTCTGCAATGTCAGAAGATATATTATATATAGTGTCAGTTTCAAAGTCCCAATGGTTACCCGGAATAGTGAGTAGGTCTTTATCTGTTGATACTATACAAGTGTTCTCTGGATCTTTAGTACACTCAATACCTAAGAGATCATCTGCTTCTAACCACTTAGATTGTAACGTAACGTATGACTTTCTTAAATACTTACGTGCTGGCTTATAACATATTGGTTTCCTTGTACCAATTCTCTTAGCTTTATAGTCTGAATTAAGTTTCTTTCTGAAGTTACTGTGTGAACTAAGGAACACTACTACATCATCTGCACCAGACTTCTCCTTAAGTTGATTAATCTCTGAATCAATGAGACCTTTAACAACCCTGAAGTCACAATGCAGAGTCCATATGTCATCACCCCAATCAACTTCCTTTTCACACACACAACAGTTTTTATAAACTAGTATGTCACCATCAATTAGTAATTTCATTTATCCCCTTTTATATTAGTGAGTCTCTGCCCAGTTAGAACCGAATGTGTACTCACCTGTTAGTGGTACCCTCAAATTAAGAAGAGTACCTGAGTTAGTGATTGCCTCTACTGCAATCTTACCTACTTCATCTTCAAGTCCTTCACGAACAAGTACTTGTATTTCATCATGTATAAAAGCAACTTGTTGGTAGTCCTTGTCCTCTATGTATCCTCTTTCTTTCATCAACCTGTGGAACTCAACTACCCACTTCTTACACACAATAGCACCTGCTGATTGGCATAGTGAATTAAGTGAGGAGTGTGTTGATCTTACTGGAACTTTCCTTCCATCAATACCGAACAAGTATCCCTTCTCTGCCTTCCTGAATACCTCTTCTCTTAGTTTCTTAAATGCTGGTACCTTCTTGAAGAATCTGTTCTTTAGTTTCCTACCTTCTCCTTTATCTTTGCCCACAATCTGAC